TATATGATCACGGCACACGTCAACACGCATGAAGATTCTGTGGATTGCCCCCGGCAAGTTGTTGCAACCTTGGCCACACCCCCTAGAGTGAGACCTCAAGAGTTTTCAGCCGTGTTGACGTTGGCTCTATAGGAAGATGCTATGTTCCACTCGATTCCATTTACACCGCGCAAGGTCGAAGCGACCGAATCGCGTCTGAAGGCTGTCTATGACGCAGCCAAGCTCGGCCTCAAAGGCGACGCACTCGCGCTGGCCGCAGGCATGCTGCCCCAAGAATACCGACAACTCACGCAACTTGACCCCGTGGTAGAACTGGCCGCGCAAAAGGGCAAGGCAGACGCTGAGATAGAGATGTCCCGAGTCTTACACCAAGCGGCCAACAACGGCGACGCTAAATCAGCGCTTGAGATCCTCAAACATCAACACGGCTGGGTGGCCAAGCAGGCTATCTCGGTTGAGGTCGACCAGCGCATCTCCATCACTGGCGCACTGGCCGAGGCGCAGAAGAGGGCGCTGACAGTCGAAGACGCAAACATCATAGAAGCCCAAGTCCATGCAATCGACCATATACAGCGCTGAAGACGAACAGGAACTCATGGCGCGGCTATGGGCGCCAGCAATCAAGGATAACCCACTGGCGTTCGTCATGTTCGCGTTTCCTTGGGGTCAGCCTGGCACACCACTGGAACATTTCAAAGGCCCACGCAAATGGCAGCGCGAGGTACTTCAGCAGATCGCCACGCACATACAAGAGAACAAAGGCAAGGTCGACTTCAACACCTTACGGCACGCTGTCTCATCTGGCCGTGGTATTGGTAAGTCAGCCCTAGTCTCATGGATCACGATTTGGATGCTTACAACCCGCATCGGCTCCACGACCATCATCTCGGCCAACAGTGAGTCTCAGCTCCGGTCGGTCACATGGGCTGAGATTACCAAGTGGCTGGCGACTGCCATCAACAGCCATTGGTTTGAAGTGTCGGCCACCAGACTGATGCCCGCCAAGTGGCTCACGGAATTAGTCGAGCGTGATCTTAAGAAGGGCACACGCTACTGGGGCGTTGAGGGGCGGCTGTGGTCAGCGGAGAATCCCGACGCTTACGCGGGTGTCCACAATTTTGACGGTGTGCTGGTCGTGTTCGACGAGGCGTCTGGTATTGACGACAGCATCTGGGCGGTAACAAGCGGATTCTTTACAGAGAACACGCCTAACAGGTTTTGGATGGCGTTCTCCAACCCGCGCCGCAACACGGGGTACTTCTACGAGTGCTTTAACAGCAAAAGGGAGTTCTGGTCAACCAAGGTGGTGGACGCGCGCACGGTCGAGGGGACGGACAAGCAGGTCTATCAGCAGATCATCGACGAATACGGCCCTGAGTCATCCCAAGCGCACGTCGAGGTCTACGGTCAGTTTCCGTCTGAGGGCGACGATCAGTTCATCTCGGCCTTGTTGGTTGACGAGGCTATGAAGCGGCCCAAGTACAAAGACCAAAGTGCCCCAATAGTGATTGGCGTTGACCCCGCACGCTTTGGCGCGGATGCGACAGTCATCGCTATTAGGCAAGGACGGGACATTATCTCGATACAACGCCATCGGGGCGACGACACTATGACGGTGGTCGGGCATGTGATCGAGGCGATTGAAGAGTACAAGCCAACTCTGGTCGTGATTGACGAGGGTGGGCTGGGCGCAGGCATTGTGGATCGGCTCAAGGAGCAGCGCTACAAGGTCAAGGGCATCAACTTTGGTAATAAGTCAACGAACCCCATCATGTACGGCAACAAAAGGGCTGAAATGTGGGGCAAAATGAAAGATTGGTTGAAAACAGCCTCAATTCCGCTTGACAGGTTCCTGAAAACTGATCTAATTTCGCCTATGATGAAGCCCGACTCCAAGGGTACTATTTTCTTGGAGTCGAAAAAGGACATGAAGGCGCGCGGTTTGGCGTCACCAGACGCGGCTGACGCGATCTGCGTGACTTTTGCCTTCGCCGTGGCCCACCGTGAGGCGCGTGAACCCACGCAGCGCCGCACATACAGTGATCGAAGCGTGGTTGCAACTTCTTGGATGGGGTCGTGATGGCTAAAAAAGGCGTATCTCTAAGTGTCGGACGCGGTGAAAAACTGCCCACCAGCAAAGGCGCTGGCCTGACGGCCAAAGGGCGTGAGAAGTACAACGCCGCGACTGGCTCGAACCTCAAGGCGCCAGCACCCAACCCCAAAACTAAGGCAGACCAAGGTCGCAAGGACTCATTTTGTGCAAGGATGGGCGCAGTAGCGGCCAACGCCAAGGACGGCGAACGCGCTAAAGCGGCTCTTAAACGATGGAAGTGTTGATATGGCTACTAAACCTGGCTTGTATGCCAATATTGCAGCAAAACGTGAGCGCATAGCCGCTGGCAGCAAAGAAAAAATGCGCCAGCCAGGCGACAAGGGCGCACCGACCGCCAAGGCTTTTAAAGAATCTGCTAAAACTGCGAAAAAGAAATAATCATGGCAAATACCAAACCCATTGGCGTGGCATACGAAGACCAAAACATCATTGGTGCTGATATTGTTCAAGCTACCAACATTGCCACCACTGGCACAATTGGCTATGCGGCTGGTGCATACGACACCGTAACGCAGACCAACAACAAGACTACAGCAGTCACGATCAACACGCCTTCTGGCCAGATCATCACGGCTAACGCGCAGATGGCCCCTAGCGCCAATGCGGTGTTTGTGGTCAATTGCAGCACAGTCAGCACCAAAGACGTGGTGGTAATCAGTGTGGCTTCTGGCGGCACTTTGGGTGCATACAACGTGTTCATTGTGGCCGTTAGCAATGGCTCGTTCACGGTAGAACTCAAAAACGTGACCAACAATGCGTACAGTGAAGCTATTCACTTGAACTACGCTATTTTCCACACGGAGACTTAAATGCCACTCGTCAAGTCCAAAACTCCTGAAGCCTTCCGCAAGAACGTCAAAGCTGAAGTGCAAGCCGGTAAGCCCGTCAAGCAGGCCGTGGCCATTGCTTACTCAGTCAAACGCGCGGCAGAGAAAAAGAAAAAATGAAAGCACTCCAAGACTGCATCATCATTGAGCGCGATGTTGAGAAACATCCCTTGTTTGTATTGCCTGCGAACTCACAGACCGAAACCGGCATTGCCGTGGCTGTTGGGCCAAAATGCCTAGACATCAAGGTCGGTGACCATGTATACTTTGGCGTAGGGCAAGAATTTAAACAAGACGGCAAGATGTATGTCGTCATGCGTGAGCCTCATATTTTAGGGGTTTTGGAATGAATGATCCAACCGGAATAGTCGCAGCCGCTAACGTAGCTGCTGGCGGCAAACCACCAAAGTCTGATTCAGACATTCTGACAACCGCCCGCGCTCGGTTGGACATGGCTGTCGCCGCACTGGCTGAAAGCCGCGAAGATGAAATTGACGATCTGCGCTTTTATGCCGGTTCTCCCGACAACCACTGGCAGTGGCCTGCTGACGTGCTGGCTACCCGTGGCGCGGTGCAAGGTCAGACAATCAACGCCCGCCCAACGCTCACAATCAACAAACTGCCGCAGCACGTTCGTCAAGTGACGAATGACATGCGTCAGAACCGCCCAGGCGCGAAGGTCATCCCAGTTGATGACAACGCTGACGTGGAAGTGGCAGACATTTTCAACGGCATGATCCGCCATATTGAGTACATCTCCGATGCTGACGTAGCCTACGACACCGCTTGCGAGAATCAAGTGTCCTACGGCGAAGGCTACATCACCCTGATGACCGAGTACTGCGACGAAAACACATTCGATCAAGACATCAAGATTGGCCGTATTCGCAACTCGTTCAGCGTCTACATGGATCCTTTGATCCAAGACCCAACGGGTGCAGATGCCAAGTATTGCTTTATCACTGAAGACCTGACAAAAGCAGAATATGAGCGCCAGTACCCAGATGCTGCGCCTATCTCTACCTTGCAGTCCCTCGGTGTAGGTGACCAGTCAATCAGCAACTGGCTCAATGAAGACACTGTACGCATTGCCAGTTATTACTACATTGACTACGACAAAACCAAGCTGAATTTGTACCCTGGCAACCAGTCGGCCTTTGAAGGCACGCCTGAAGACAAGATGCTTAGAGACATGTTTGGCAAGCCTGTCAAATCACGCATGTCTGAGCGCCCACGGGTGATGTACTGCAAGATTAACGGCTATGAAATCCTTGAACAAAAAGAGTGGGCTGGCAAATGGATTCCTGTGATCCGTGTGATTGGCAACGAGTTTGAGGTTGATGGCCGTATTTACATTTCTGGCTTAGTGCGAAACGCCAAAGATGCCCAGCGTATGTACAACTACTGGGTGTC